ACCACTGCATTGGTTCCAACCGCAGCCGCTCCATGATGAAGGCCACCTTCCGGACCAATATAAAGCACCGCCCGAGCAAGCACTGCCAGCGCGAGGCGAAAGTCCGATGTCTCAACCCCTTCAATCAGTGGAAGTATTTTCTTAGAATTCGGCGGCACCAATTGGACAACTCGAATTCGGCGCGCAATTAAACTTTGAGCCACTTCCGTATATCGATCTACCGGCCATTGTTTATTCGCACCAGCACAAGCCCCAGACAACTTTACTCTCGGCTCAATAACGACAAACGGCCAACCATCACTTTGACACTCAAGGCCAAAACGCTTTTCAGTCTCACTAAAGAAGATTTCCCCTTGTGGACACTTCCAATCCTTAAATTTCCACTTTCCTTTTTCTGCTTTTCCATACATCCGATTCCCACGATAATGAGAAATCCACTCCAAATTATCCAGCTTCTCATTCCCCGGCACCGCAATGTTTGGATTATCTTTAAACACAATTCTCGATTGGTCGGACCAAATTATTCTATCACCATTTCCAAACGCAATAAGTTTGCCCCGTTTCATCGCCCCTCGGGCCAAACCCGTTGCAATGATTTCGTCACCAAAACCCAAAGCTATCTTCCAACAAAGTTATTTGGTGGCAAGAGAGAATCATCCGGTCCCTATGCCTCATGTCGGATATCTATTAAGCGTATATTTGCCAAACTCTGGCCGAATATAATCTTCCGGTTGAAAGCCGGCTTCAATCGCTTCCACAAGCAACTCATCAAACAAAACCTGAAGCTTGGCATTTGGGTTGCTTCGGGGAATACCAGTAAACCAATGCCTCTTACCCTGTGCTGCCAACCTTGGGATTGCATACTTCAATCCAAGATGGGTTGGAATTCCAGTATAATGAATTGCCTGAATGCTCTCATCTTCCAAATCCAGCGGCTCGATATCCAATGCGTTCCAATTGCCCAATTCCCCGAACGGCTGAACCAACTTTACATCGGTTGCAATCCGGCGCATCAAATACCGATGACAATTTAGATCAGATCTAATATTACTTAATCTTGGAAGCCAATTCTTGGCGGCTGCACAGTTCCACTTAGAAACACACAGTCGTTGCGGGTGCGGACTTCCTTTAGCAATTACAATCTTCCCCGGCTCAAACTCCCTGTTCCAAAGCCGCGCGATGTCCCCACGAACAATAACATCGCTATCCATATAAATAGCCGATCCTTCAAATCCACAAAGCTCCGGAACAGCCCACCGAAATCCAGAAAACGGAGTTGTCCATTCAGAAATCTGCCATCCGGCCTTCCCATCGCTATAGAATGGCGAATCAGGTTCTTTCGAGAGCTGCATAAACGAAATCACAAATGGCTCAGAAGCATTCTTCTGTAAACTCCAATGCAACACAGCCTGCGACTCAAGGTCTTCGTTATTCCCCGCACAACCGACAAATATTTTAATCATAAACCAATGCCAAAATAAATAGAATTAAAACAATACAAATAAAACAAATTGCAAAAAGACGATCAGTTTCTTCTAGTTCTTGAAATCGTTTTATCAAACGTTGATCGTTGACAATTATCATTCCGCGGCCTCAACGTGCACAAAACCCCCACCGCTCCGCAGGGCTTCTTCTAGCGGTATCATCGGAAAACACTTCAAGGCGCTATTGGGAGTTGCGTTTGTTATTTGTATTCTTTTATCCAGCATTTTGCCGGCATTCGCAAATTCATTAATCCAAGTCAAATACGAGTTCGCCGCGCGAAGCGGAACTTTGTGGTTCCCGAAGAAATGCGACTTTTCCCCAACAACCCGCATATCAAACCCAATTAAAACAATCTCTGTCGCCCCGAACAAAATCGCCAAATTTACCGCTTGGAACCCAGAGTTATTTCCATAACTAACAAAACCTGGATCAGTCGAAAACCCTGATTGAGTTCTTCCACCGATAATATGAAAAAGTTCCCGATTCTTCAGCCCAGTCTTATCGTTCCTCGGCGATGTTGAATGACTTGTCCATCGTTCACCGGAGAATTCTGGAACAAAGTTATTAACTTCCCACCAAACAGCATCGCAAGCATACAAAACCGCTGCGTTGGGAAATAACTTATACGCATCATTAACTGCTAAAACAATCTCGCCATCGCAAACCGCCGCTACCTGAGCACTCAGGCTTGGTCCAGACGCCGCAACAACAACACGGCATCCATTCCAACGACGATCTGCAATGGCGAGATTTAACAACGTTCGGCGCTCTTACGCGACGTAATGAACGCCGGTCAAGTATTGTACCGCTGCATCCCGGCGGCGCGCCCAGTTGATGAACCTTTCCGCCCGAATAGCAATGCTATTGGTTTGGAACATGCTCACCACTTGGGTTGCAGTCGGAGTGGCGGGGCTTCCGCTCGTGCTTGCCATTGTCGGGGCGCTGTCCATCTGCAAGCTTGCTTCGGTGCTGGCATCCACAACAACCTGCCCGTCATCCGACAGATAGACTTCTTGCGGAATCATCAGAACCATAATGCTCGTTCCGGGCGAACCGGTAAGAGAAATATGATCCGAGACAATAACCGGGCGGCCCATGAAAGTGCCACCGTCGGCCAACAACCCCGGAAACTCGGGCTGACCCAAAGCATTCCGCATCAAGAACAGCGAAATAGCAGTCGTGGAATTCATGATCCAGACCGCTTGGGAATACGGCAAGAAGTTTGTAGCCAACGCGGTCATCAAAACACCCGCATCAACCCGAGCCGCATTTGCATCAGTGCCCGAACTGGCGTGCGCCGTTGCACCATTGGTAATGGCCGCCGGTCGCGTATCGGCAATCGCCGTAACACTCGGGTCGATAAAAGTGATATCTTCCCGCGCAACAATCGCGTCGGCGAGCGCGCTTCGCACCGCTTGTTCTGCACTCGGTGTCGAGAACCGAACCTGCTCCGCGGTAAGGACTGCAATGTTTGCAATCTTCGCCCAACGAAGCAGAATGGTATCGAAGTCGAAGAACGTCAGCGGCTTGGGCTGGCCTTCTCCAACCCAGTAGGCTTCACCACCGGTCGTTTGCTTCTTGATCCGAACATTGAACGGAATGGCCCGAAGCGAGGGAATTCCATTCGTACCGAACTTCCCGATGATCGTTGCCGGTCGCAGGAAGTCGATAAAGTCGCCCGCGAAGTTGGTGTATTGTACCAACGCGCCGGCCCAATTCGGATCGGTAGTGGTTCCGGCTGCAACAGCCGCCCGAAGAACATGATGCACTCGCTGTTCATCGGGATACCGTGCTTCTGCGATCTTAAGAGCCGCATCGGCATTACCGCGCGCACTCATCAGACACATGGCATACCGGGTAAACTCAATTCCCGGAAGAGTGTTCCTGCGCGAATGAATCGGTGTTGCCGGAACCGTACCACTGCGCGAATTGCTTCCATCGTCAATAGTGCTTCCGGCAGCGGGCTTCGCGGAGCTTTGAGCCAACTTTTCCATCATCCGAAGCCGAGTCAGATGTTGGTCGATTGTCTCGATTTCTTTCTGAAGCCCGTCAAACTCTTCCTGCTTCGCGGCGTCGAGAGTTTCGCCTTTCTCGGCGGCCTCGTCCATGACCACCTGCATCCGAGAAGCTTTCTCTCCTCGAACAGCAATGAAGTCAGCAATCTGTTCATTCAACGGCTTGGGCATAGTGGTGTTTCCCTTCAATGCGGGTTTGACAGTAGAAGTTGGAGCGGGATTGCTCCGATTGCCCGCACCGCCGGGCTTCAGCGCGACAACCATATTATTCCTAACGCGGGGGTTCTGGTTGTCAAAGGAACGAATAGCAGAAATTGTTGCTTCGGTGTTCGCAGGAATTGTGACCAAACTTAATTCCAACCAATCCCAAGCAGTATACCGAAGCCCAAAGGTCGATTTACCTTCAGCATCCTTAATTACTTCATAACTAATCGGCTTAAACCCAATCGAAACGCCCCGAACCAAACCAGCCTTGACGGTTTGCCAAGCTTCGTCAATTCGGTCCTTTAGAATTCCCGGCTCCGTAATCCTTGGCAGCGTTGCCCGAAACGAAATTCCCTTACTGGTCGCGTTTGCAACATCAACCAATCCAACCGGTTGTTCGGGATTGTGCTGCCAAAGCAATGGCATCGGCAAACTAAACGCAGCGCCCATCGGTTCAACAATATCATCGTACCGATCGGTCGCCGGCGTTGTTGCAATCCCTTCAATTACCCGTTCTTCTTCATTGATGCTCTTAACTTCAATAATACTATAGGCGCGGGTCTTTGGTTCCGGCGCGGCTTTCTGGTTATCGTTCCAAGAAATTGTACAAGCCGATAGCTTTTCCGCCGATGATGCTGCATCCATCGCAGGATCAGCCATACAACGGTCCATAAAATCGCTTTGAGTTTCGCCGGCATTGGGAGTTGGGCAGGGACCATCATACGCCATTGTACCATCCTTATTTCTATCGCGCCACTGGGTAAAGCAAACACCCAGGCGTTGATCTTGGTCATACTCTTGCATGTTTGGATCGGACATGCACCGATCAATAAAGTCGCTTTGATTTTCATTCTTATGCGGCTTTGGAACTGGCATACTTCCGTCCCCTGGAAATATTGGAATCTCTACAGGCGGAACTGGATCACGGGTTTTCAACGCCGCGCGCCGCTAGGCCACATTAAGAAAGAAAGCTTGATATTCTTTCTTTGCACTCGTCGGGTTCATATTCATCAATGCAATACAATTAAACATCGCCATCAACGGATCAATCTTCGCGGCACCCGAAACCTGCTTGGTAACTAAGACTGCATTTCCCTTTGGCTCTACCTTGGCATTGCTCACCGCATAATCCATCAACGGTTGGCCGCCATGAACCAGGTTCATCGATGCCAGTTCTCGCTCCGCAGTCTTAATAGCTCCGCTCAACTTCCACCCTTGGGTAATTGCAACAACCCGTGGATGCTCAAATCCATCCAACGCAAGTTGGTTCGGTAGTTGTCCAATTCCCACTTGATCCAAACCGATTGCATTCTTCTCAGGAAACAAATTGGCAACTTCTATCCGCTTAACAATCTCAATAATCTGTTCAATGTCTTCGCCAAGATTTTCTACAACCGTCAAATCACCGGCTGTCTCCAAATCTTTCCACTTACTCACTTCCCCCTTCCGGCGTTCAAGTGCAATCTTATGAACCCATGCGTGCGTCCAAAGCATCCAACGGCCATTCCCAGCTTCCCTGCCAAGAACCGCCAACCCCAACATATCATCCAATCCGCCGCCATCAACCCCAGCAACAACCACTTCGCTGTTTGTTAGAATAAAATTCAAATCAACGTCCGGTTCAGCCGCCGCATTCCAATACTCGGCCCCGATCCAGCCATCACTCCGAAGCCCGAGTCCAATTTCAACATTAAGATGCTTTGCTGCAAATCCAGCGAAACTCACAGCCCCGTTCCGTTCGGCCTTCGTGTATTCTTCGTCCAAAAATTCGGGATCAACACTCGCACCCAGGTTTGGGTTTGTAATGTAGAAATTCTTCCGATCTTTGTATTCCCCGGAATCAATCATCCGTTGCGGGAATTCATACAAAATTCCCATCCTCTTGGGATCAACCAACTTTCCGTCCCGAATATCCCGATAGTCATTCAAGGTTTGCTTCCAAACCCCCACCGGTTGTTCATCTGAATGGGTACTTAAATAAACTGTAAACCCTTCCGGCCTTGATGCTCGCCCACCAAGAGCTTCCCGAAGCATACTTTCGGCTTTAATCTGTTTCCCGAAGAGCCACATTTCATCAACAAGCACAAAACTACCCTTCTTCCCG